TTAATAAAACTCTATACCCGTAATCTTCAATGAGTTCTGGCGCTTCCCTTTAATTCCTTTTACATATTCAAAATGAATGTTTTTGATTGCCATCTTTATGAATTCAGTTTTTAACTCATCTTCCATTAATTCCCAGCCGTTTAGCAATGAATACTTGAAATTTTTAATCTTCTCATAGTTAAAAGTCTTACCCTTATCATTATCCTTGCGCTTTTCATACTCATGTATTTCTTTGTCAATACGACTTATTATTGGAAAAGCTTCATCCTTATCCATCATACCTTCTATAAAAAGTGTTTGACATCTAGCGCGTTCTTTTCGCAACTTTTCAATATCGATGCCGACATCTTCTATTTCTTTAGGTTGGTTTTCGATTTTATATGATGTTAAATCAAATTGTTTTAGATAATTGTAAAATTGTTTTAAAACCTCGCCTTCGTCGATGTTACATGCATTTTTATTTTTAGTATTTTTGCAGTTAGAACAAAAGTATAGTTTAGAATACCAAACTTCTTTATTTTTAGGCGTATGCTTGACTGTGTTTAAAGTCAATTTCTGGTTACAGTTTGGACATAATAGTTTACTTCTGAAAATAGCGTTATGTTTTACGATTGTAGAGTTAGTTTTTTCACTTATCCTTAATTTTATTTCTTCGTATTCTTCTTCACTTATAATAGCTTCGTGGGTGTTTTCGACGAATATGTCACCGAAAACAAGATGACCTCTAGCTACCGGACTCGTTAGAGCATTGCCTATAACTGATCTGTGCCAGTTTTTACCTAAGGGTGCTTTGTATTTAGAGTTGTTCAATTTTATAGTTATTTCTCTTAAACTAGTACCTTTTTTCGCTTCTTCTACTGCAAATCGTAATACTTTTTTATATTCATTAGGCACAAATTTATCGTTTACTCTGTCGTAATAGAAAGGAGGGACAGTTTTAGCTAACCCTTTTCTAGCTGATGCGCGTCGACCCATTGCAGTACGCTCTTGAATTGTAGTACGCTCCCACTCTGCCATAGCACCTACTAATGTTACGAACAAACGTCCCATAGCAGAAGTTGTGTCATATACTTCTGTTGCGCTCCTAAACAACACGTTTTTATTCTCAAACAATTCTAGTATCTCTAGTAAGTCTTTAACACTTCGAGTTAATCGATCTAGTTTATAGACTAAAACCAAATCAAAATTATCTATTTCATTCAACATTTCTTGTAAAGCGGGTCTGTCTTTTTTAGCTCCGGAGTATCCAGCGTCAGTATATACTTTATGAATTTTCCAGTCGTTTATGTCGCTGTAAGCTCTTAATTTTCTTTCTTGTTCTTCGATAGAGTGTCCTTTTTCTTTTTGTTCAAGTGTACTCACTCTAGTATAAATTGCTACTTTCATGTGCTCCCTCCTCAAAATTGGCAAAAAATAATAAGGGTAGGCGGGCTACCCGTGAAAATTGTATAAAAAAGAGAGAGCGCAGATGCACCCTCTCATGTCGCAAATATTTCAGCGACTTGTCTAATTTGAAGCTTGCCGCAAATATTTCAGCGGCTTGTTTTGTATATATGTAATATACCATCAAAGAGAGTGTAGTTCAAGCGATTTAACTAAGAATTCTAATTTTTATACTATTTTCAATTTTATCTACTGTTTCTTTTGAATATGATATTTCTCCGGCAGGGTCATACCTATTAATTTTCGATATTCTATCCTTGCTGATTGTAGTGATATTTAAAACGTTAGCATAGGTCTTTTTATACTTGAATCGCTCATATCTTTTGCGAACCTTCGAATATTTTTTGAAGTCGTCATTCAGCGATTTGTTTTCATCAAGTAATTTTTGATCGTATGGGTTTTCTGCTTTTGACACCTTTTCAAGATTGTTCATGATTTTTTTAGCTAAATCCTTACCCGTTACGTCCATTTTTTCCAATACTAAAGGTAACAAATCTTCTTCGATATGCACATTGAATTTACTTCTGGAAGATGTAAGTGGAACTACCGTTAATATTGGATTTTTATTTGAATCGTGATTATTAAGTACCATACAAAAATGGTTTCCAGAAAACTCTCTGCCAACATTAACACCTAACTTTACATAAATTATAGTGCCTTTTTTATATCTGGTGTAACTTTTGTTTTCTTTTAACAATCTAACTTCATCCAATAAAAACTCTGAATATTCAAGACACCATGAATTCATATATTTAAATTTGTAAATCTCGCTATTTTGAATCTTTTTAAAATTATTAACTGCTGTTTCTAAAGGTGCGTTCTCTTCCATCCCTCATCCTCCTCACGCCATATAGGCGTTTATTTCCTATATTCTTCTTCAACATACTTTTTTACTAAATATTCAAGAATAAGTTCGGTCATTAGATCGTTTTCTTCGTACTCTTTATGAAGTTACTTTATTCTTTGAATTAATTTAACTTATCGCCATCTATTTTTTGTGAAATAAATTCCAAGTATTTACGCGCATTATGTGACGATAAATCTTTAGGTAACTCATAAGTGAATGGTTGATTACCACTAGTTAAAACTTCGTATATTACAGTTTCTCTTTTTATTTTGCAATTAGTTATTTTCATTATAAACTTCCTTTCAAACACTGCTGAAATAGACGTCTTTTTTAAATAAGCATAATTAATACTTCAATTCTTTAATCCACATATATTTAAAAGTGAGGTAGTAGGTAATAAATATAAGACTTAAAGTTAAGATTGCTTTTTTCATGTCAATTTCTCCTTTGTTTATATTTATATTAAAGCGCTAAATATACGTTATTAATCACATTTTAGTTCTATCAGTAATTTTAGACTCCATAACTCTTTGACGTGACTCTTTAGCTTCTCGAATCATATCTTTAAATCCTTGACTGTCTATAAAAGATTTAGCTTCTTCTATTTGCTCTTGAGTTAACTCTTTACCACCGGTGTTAATGTGTAAGTGTTCAATTTCTTTATAAGAATTCATTTTTAGACTCCTGTTCTTCAAACTCACTTTTAGTTATAGGTAAATCGTTTTTCAATCTATAAGTCAGTTCTTCTTCTGTATAAAAGGGGATTTCAACCATTTCCCACTCTTCAATGTTAATGTCAACTTCTTTTAAATTCATTTTACTACCTCCTATAAAATAACTTTTCCAACTAACCTCACACTTTCATTATCATAAAAATGTAAATCTTTATACTTTTTATTTAAAGAAACCAACGTTAATCTGTTATCTTCTACATAAACCTTCTTTACGTAAGCATCTCCATTTATAATAAAGACGCCTATTTGTCCATCTTTGATAGTGTGAGATTTTTCAATGAATATAATTTGTCCATTTTTAAATAACGGCTCCATTGAGTCTCCATTTACTTTTAAAGCTATATCATGTGCGGGGACATAACCTCTTACGAATTCTTTTGAAATAGGCTCGTTATATAATCTTTCACCAATACCAGCAGACGCACAACCATATATATCCACTTCGGATTTTTCTTGAATGTAAGAATTGAAATCTACCAGATTATCACTGTCATTATTTTGCTCTTCTAATTGATTAGTCGCATATTTTAGTACATTGCTTTGTCTTGGAGGCGTGAGTTGAGATGATACGTTATGAATTTCTTCAATAATTTTCGAATCATCCATATCATGTATTAAATCTAAGGGTTTAACTCCAAAAACATTAGCTATTTCAGGTAATTTATCTAGTTTTGGACTTCTAATTCCCTTTCTCCATCTTGTGACTGTTGTTCTATTAACATCTACTAATTCTGCTAATTCACTATCACTCATATCTCTTTTGTTCATCAGACGTTCTAAATTCGAAGAAAATGAACTCATATTTTTATCTCCTTTAAACATATTATCTAACTAATAACTTCATTATATGCCTACAGTTCCAAAAATGCAACAAAAACATAAAAATATGTGTAGAGGCAAAAAAATATGTAAAAAGCACTTGCAATTTTGGAACATCAGGTGTAGTATTGTTTTCAGGAGGTGTTCCAAAAATGCACAAAGATTTATATAGCTCTAGAAAAGCGGCGAAAAAGAACCAAGACTTTATGGGGAGTTTGATTGGTGTTTCGGGTCAACAATACGGAAAAAGAGAACGCGGAGAGATTCCTATTAATTTAGATGAAGCGATGATTTTTTCTAAGGCTCTCGAAACACCTATACAAGAACTATTTCCAGAATATTTTTTTATTGAGCGAGTTCCAAAAATGCACAAAAACGAAATAACATCTTAA